GAGATGATATTGTTTCCATATAAGAAAGATCCTGCTACAGGTTCGCGGATACCGTCGATATCGACAGGAGGTGCTGCAATAAATGCAACGATGAAGCATGCTGCTGCTGCGAGCAAACATGGAATCATTAAAACACCAAACCAACCAACATATAATCTGTTGTTTGTTGATGTTACCCACTCGCAAAACTCTGGCCATCCTGCTAGGAGACCTCTGCTGCGGGTTTGAGTTGAAAGAGTTGTCATTAGTAAGACGTTTTTAGTAGGACTTCAAGGGTTAGAAGTGATACTATATTTCCAGAAATCCCTTCCCTTCTGGATATTAGAGACGAAGTATTATTCTGCCTATAGGTCTCGGTTTAAGAGCAGTTGTGCAACAGGGTGACGATCTTTCGGGTCCTTCTGCAAGTGTAAAGAAATCTTTACAGTGTGTTGAAATTAAAACAACTTCCTTAGTATATAGGCTTTTGCATCATTCTGTCAAGGGGTCTTTGAAACCTAAAAATCTTTCTCCATATTTCTGCCAACACAAAATAATCTCATCGTGAATTTCTTTCTCACGAAATGCTTTGCCCTCTCTCATATCATCGAGGTGTCTTTGGAAGAGTCCTTCCTCAATATAATAGGCACAAAATTCATACACATCTCTGGTCAGGTTGATACGATGCTGTATAAATGCGTTTAAACAAAACTGGCGAGCATGCATTTGACCATCATTAAATCGCCAGTCACTTGAGAAATCTACTTTAGGATTCATCTTCGATAATTCTTACTGTGTATTCTATATCCTTACCCATCTTAGCAGCCATTAGTTGACTTAGGTAGTATAGAAAGTTTACCTTGACTTTTGACAGTCCTCTATAGTGAGATAGGGTTAACCAAGACTCACCATCAAAGACTTCCAATCTGAATTTCTTAGGTGTATTCTTCTCCATTTCTAATCCAGTTGATAATATTTTCTGGATAGGATCTCTCGTAAGGATCTTCCTCTGCATCATCAACTTTACCTGGTTCTTCAAACATCTTTGTAATTACTCCCTCTTCTATGATACATGCGTATCTCCAAGAGCGAAGTCCAAAACCATTAGGTGTCTTGGTAACCAGTTGATTCATTAGACCAGTAAACATAGCGTTACCATCTGGAATCAATTTCACTTTTTCTATTCCTAACTCCTTCTGCCATGCATTCATAACGAAACCATCGTTCACAGAAATACACCAAACCTCGTAACCTTCTTCCTTAAAGTTATTATAAGATGACTCGAAGGAGGGTAATTGAAATTGGGTGCATGTAGGAGTGAAGGCACCTGGTAAAGCAAACAATACATGCTTGCCTGTGCCTAGTAATTCTTTTGAGTTAACTGTATCATATCCAAATGCTTTGTCATGACAATCTTTCTGTCTGACAAAGACAAAATCCACACTTGGGATCTCCATAATTAATTTTGTCTCTTACAGTTATGTATTATATCATGCAACTTGGTATAAGCCAACCGCAAAGATAATAGTAGATCCCCATCCCGCAATTCTAGGGATGAATCTGATTGACATAGGACGTCTGTATACTTCCATGACGTCGTGATAAGATTGTGACATTGCGTCAGACATTAGACTGCTCCGTAAACAGGTTGCATTATACCACCACCTTGATCGTTGTCATCGTCATCCCCATTGGTGGCACGAAGGAATAACTCAAGTAAAACAAGTGCTCCTAGTGGATAGAAGCACCATAGTATTGCTTGGAAGGGAGTGATCTCCACTTATACAAAACCAGGAATGATTTGTCCTGTAGTTAAGTAAGCACCTAGTCCTGCTATGATGCCTAGCATTGCTAGTCTACCGTTAAGTTTCTCAGCAACTTTCTTTGATTCGATATCTGTCATTAGAAGATACCTGGAATGATTTGTCCTGTGAATGTGTAAGCACCAACTGCTGCTACAAAACCTAGCATTGCTGCCCATCCATTAAATCTTTCTGCTTCTGGTGTCATGAGTTTTTCCTCTTTGTTGATTGTGAATTGTGAATTAATTTTCATTAGAAAATTGGTGGAAATATGCTACCAAAGAAACCGTAGTTTATAGTAGCGATGATAAGTCCTAGCATGGCAAGTCTGCCATTAACTAATTCTGCGTATCTCCAATACTTGTGACTAAAGTCCATTAAAAGATACCTGGTATGATCTGACCAGTAGTAATGTATGCACCTAGTAATGCTACGAAACCGATCATTGCCCAACGACCGTTAACTTTTTCTGCATTCTGTGGGTAACCTTCGTATGCTACTGTCTCATCAATGTAAGGACGTGTCTCGGTTGGGAAAGCGTTTTGTCTTCCACCTGACTCAGTTGTTACGGTCATGTTTCGTTGTATGAAGTATTGTTACATAATTATATATAAAAGATTAAGTTTTTGTCAACCCCCTTTTATATAAAATTCCTGACATTCTCTGAAAACTGTTGCTATCACTACAAAAATAAAAAACCTGCTGATTAGAGCAGGTATTTATACTTATGTCAGGGTTTCCTAACATTACATGGCAGGTTGATACGAAACTGTATCACTTTTGTTTGGATATGCTGCAACCTCTGGGTCTGGATCTAACCACTTGACATACTCAGGATCTTCTATACAACAATCAAGTTGTGCTTGACTGTCAAGATAATACATGTCGTAGTATCTCTCCTGTATGTCATGAAACTTCTGTATTCTGAAGTCAGGTGCACCATTGTTTTCTAGCAAACCTTTCTGGACAAAGCGATATGGATAACGCTCTAGAATGATTTCTGTTTTTGTCATTGTAGTGGTGTATATGAATCTATAATTATTCTACCATTGATGATACCACTTTCGTATATCGCCATGGACAGTAATATAAGTGTCACAATCAATGCAAATGCTGATTTATACATTTTTGATTTCAATTAATTTTTCTGTCTCTATCTGATCGCTCTCATCTGGGTTAGTATGATGTGTTACTTCTCTCAATGTCTTGAGATATTCTAAGACGTGCTCTCTGATTTCCATCAACTCATCAAAGCATCCTTGGTTGTGTGCACATGCTCTTAGTTTATGGTCAGGTTTCAAGACTGACTCTTGAAATAATGTTAATGCTCTATCATACTTGATAGCAGGTGTTTCTTTGCCGATCATTGGACTATTGAAATGAAAACCATCCTGTTATTATCATCTTCTCCTTCGTCTCGGATACTCTTCCTCTATGAAAGTGTGTCCAATCTGATGGCCAGATGACTGTGTATCCTTTTTGTGCAGGCACATACTTATCTTGATGAAACCACTCGGTGCCACCATCAGGGACATCGTTTAGGTATGTCATAAAGACAAGGTGTCTATACACATTACTTGGTAGGCAGTTTGATCTCTCTGTATGCCAAAGTTTAAAACCACCACCCTTAGGATACCATTGTATAGAAAGTGGCTCGACGATACGGAAATCAGATAACTCACAGAAAGGAAACCTATCCATGTATAACTCTAGTATCCTCTGCAATTCAACGAGATACTTTTCACAATGCATGACTGCTGCTTGGAATGGTACATGCAGGTCACGAGAATCTTTAAATTCTTTATTGGTATGTGACTCCCCACTTAATTGCACTTGACCTTCAATGAAAGGTAGAAACTGTTGGTGCCTGTAGAAGTTTACAACTTCTGTGACTGACTCATCAGATACAAAGTCGCCCCAGATAAAATCATTATGCTTTTCACATATCTTATCTTTATAGGTTGTGATCTCAGGTTTTAGCATCTACTCTATATGAAAATATTGCTCGAGGAGATTTGGGTGATGCTTCATGATACATCCCCTTAGGTATGTATAGTGCATCGCCAGGATTGACGGTGACTATATCTGCTAAGCATGTTTCACATGCATTGGTATCAAATCTATAGGATGTCCTTCCTTTGACTCCTACGATTAATACATCTTCTTCATCTTTATGCCTGCCGAATGTGTCAGCAGGTGCAAAGTAAGAAACATAAACATCCATGTTTTGACACTCATGTCCTGACCATGCTTCAAACTCTCGTCTAGCGATAGTAAAAAGAGGAGGACAGGGATATCCTCTCCTCCACTTAGACATATAAGAGGGCGGACCTCCATCACTTATTACATGACAATGACCAGTAGGGTCGTTTAGAGTTGCATTTACATACATTAACACACTCTCCCATGGCACGTCAACATGCTTGGGGAATATGTCACTATAAAAAATGTATCTCTGATCATCCATAAGTTAAATCATAATTTAGATTGTCGATTAGAATTTCATAATCCTCCTCAACATCAATACCCCAGAATTGGACACGACGTTTATCGGCATAAAACCTACAGAGTGCTTGAAATAAAGTTGGGTATTCTTTATCCAATTCAACCTCGCCGTTGATCGCTGACCTTAGAATGGACATACGATTTGAAAAACGATCCTTTACTGACATTAGTAAACTCCTTTTCTGTTGGGACTTGGCTTTCGCCAATGATTCAGACAGGAATCGAACCTATTAAATGCACCATACACTGAATCAAATAATTGCTTTAGTCTTGTCTACATGTCCTTTAACGTTAAAGGAGATGATCGTCCTCTTGACAGGGGATCTATTCGGAATTGATTCATGGTGCAATGCTGCAGGAAAGAACACAATCGACCCTTCCCTAACTCTTGGGACGTACGACATTAAGTTGCCATCCTTGAAGTCATGGAAGGGTGAGTAAAAAGTTGTTGGCATGTGTATGTTTTCATTGAAATCATAATAAAGAATGCATGACCAACCATACATGCCATGGTTGTGCACTCGGTGTTTGTGAGAATCTAGTTGAGACTCAAACCACATTGATGAGATCTCCATCTGATGATTGCGACCAAGGCAACCACTTTTTTTGAATTTATTTATAGGGATTGCTGCTGCCTTAAAAACTTGGTCAGCATACGGTGGCAATGTGCCTGCATGATCCCATTCAAAAAAGTCAGTATAAACTTCCACACCCTGATCCAGATGTTTATCTGCTAGGTCTGGTAGTTGGATGGATTTTTTCTTCTCTTCCCAGTCTTCAATCTCGTAAGTGCAGATTGGGACACGGAATGGAAATTCCATCATGTCGTTTCAATCTGTCTAATTTGTGACGCTACAATCTCTGCCTCCTCTGTCTTGCCTTCTTCAATCAGATAATGTAACTTATCAATTAAAAACTCTACTGAGTCTACGAATTCGATAGGAGCCATGATTGCAAAGTATAACTCTCGTAAGTATATATGATCTCTATTCATCTGTCAAGGTTGAAAATTTTTAATAAACCATTCGGCATCCAACACCACTAGTGCCTTCTTCCTGTTTTTCTTCATAAAAAGAGCAGGTGTATGGTTACCTGCGTTGGCACACGCTTGATCGTATGCATCATATACATTAAGTTTCTCAACATTTTTACACTCTATTGAGAAAGGAAATTTCTTTCTAGCATCTCTTGCCATGATAAGATCTTCGCCACCTGCACCCATACTTCTAGACTCTATGTCCTCAGGGTGTACGTCACGATGCTCTATGAGCATATCTCTTACCCACTTCTGAAAGTTTCTACCTTTCGCTTTTGCACTCTGCGGTTTCAATCAATTACCTTCATACTCATCTTTATATGTATAAGATGGTGTGAAGGGTGCTCTGGTAGCAGTAGTGTATGCACTAACGTCTTCTTTGAGTGCATCTTCTAACTCAGATGCTAACTCTTTTAACTGATGTGCAAGACGTTTTACTTTTTGGTGATTCATATTAGTTTAGATTGTAATGATTCCCAGTCCTTATCAAATTGCTCTAACCCTTTGTCGGTTAAAACATGCTTATACATCTTATCAAATATGCTTGGAGGTATTGTGCAGATGTCTGCACCAACTTCAAAACATTTACCAACATCTTTTACGTTACGAATAGATGCTGCTAGTATCTGTGTCTCAACTTTATGTTGTTTAAAGACCTTAGATATATCTGATATTAATTGTATACCATCAAAACCATTGTCGTCAACCCTCCCTACAAATGGAGAGACGTAAGTTGCTCCTGCCTTTGCTGCAAGTATTGCTTGAGTGACAGAGAAACAAAGCGTTACGTTTGTAGAGATACCGTCTTCTGATAATTCTTTACATGCCCTCAGTCCTTCTGGATTGAGAGGTAATTTAATAGTTACACTTGGATGAATATCAATATAATCATCTGCCATGTCTAGCATCTCTTCTGCTGTTGCTCCAACTACCTCTGCAGATACTGAGGCAGTCCATCCAAACATATCACATATCTGTTTAATTACTGTAACAGGATCTTGTCCCTGTTTTAACATTAGAGAGGGGTTAGTTGTTACACCATCTATCAACCCTGTCCCTACGGCATCTAAAACTACCTCAGTATTACTACTGTCTAGAAATAGTTTCATGACTCTCCTTTGCATAGTTACTCTTATTTATTTTTACAGAAAAAGAAGAGGGAGGTTGGGTTTCTGTATACCAACAAAGAACGGGCATTACTACAGAAGTAAATACGTCCTTGCCTGAGTCCTACTTGGTTGAGTAGTTCTGCCCCTGCGGACAGCGAGCACCACCTCTGACTCATCACCTTAACTAGCGGTTGCCAGTAAGTTTATTCAGTCACTCCCATGTTGCGTCCAACAAATATAAGTTAACATAAAAAAAGGAAGGTGTCAAGCCTTCCTCTAAAATTTAATAATGTTTTTACAATTTACTTTTTCTTCTCACCCTTGCGTGGATTTTTGGTAAACCAAGAGGGTGTGCCGAACACATTCAGATTAACCCATTTTGCATAATGAATACCACGATAGCACAGGAGAGCAAACACTCTCTCTGGATCATGTATGTCTGGATTATATTCGGGTAAACCGTAGTCCCATTCTATTTTAACTTTGAGTCCCATCGCATTGCTCCTGCCTAAAAGACTGAAGGAAGCGAATCTCGTAGTAAATGAAAGAAAGGAACACCACGCACCCGAGGTTGATTAAACCAACAGTTTGTAGTGCTTCCATCATCCTACACCACTGCTAGTTTTTTCTGGACTTTAACACCACGATACATTAACTCATGGTTTCTTGCCTGTGCGGCTTCTGCTAGTACCTTTGCTTTGTACTGCTCAGCGTCATACTTGACGCCACGATATGTGATAGTAGTCATGTTTACTCCTAAAGTAGGTTGAATTTCTCCTTTAACTCTTGCGAGTGATCCGAGTCCCCGTTCCTTTAGTCGTTTGCGTCCCTACAATACAATCCTTGTGTTTCTCCAAACTCATAGTAAAGATCAACAATCTCTTGTCTATCTTTATCGCTAAGGTCTGGATAGACTTTAGCACGATCTACAAGTTCGTTAATGTCTCCACATGAGACAGTGACTACTTGAGTAGCACTCACTAATAGAGCAAGCATATGTATCATAAGAATGAACGATCCGTTCCGCGACTTACTTGCGTCCTAACATATAGGGTTTGCATCCTTCTTCCTCAACCTTTGTAAAGAAGTAATCTATAAGATACTCTTTAGCATCGGGTATGTGATTGGCATCTGCCATTATCTCTGCCCGATTCCTATTCCACTCTGCACATGTCATAGTCCAATGGGACGGATGGTGTTGTGTGAGTAGCGAAGATAGCAATGCAACTTCTAACATTAAGATGAACGATACGGATATGTTAGCATATCCACAACTATTTAGCAAGTTAGTTATTTAACTTAATGTTATAACTTTATTAATCTTTCCTTAAGACTTACGGTTATTACTACGTTTCTTCCCATGGGTCGGGTGGTTGGGTAGTATCTTGTGTCTCTTTAGGTGGGATTTCACTTGACGTAAAAACTTCAAGTGGTCCTTGATACCACTGATCTGGTGGTGGCCAAGAGGATCTAATGGAGATATCGTCCAGTCCTTTGACTTCGCTTGGTTTTCTTTCCACGATGATTTCGTTTTTCTTTTCTTCTTCATTCCATTGATCAACAAGGTCTTCAATTTGTTGATCAACATCGTACATGGTCTTATCGACCTTCCATTCTAACCACCACTGTGCATACCAAGGTAGTGCAAAATTAAGTAGCACCCATCTAAAGATGCCCCTTTGTTTCTTACACCAGTCCTCGAATTTCTGCACATCACTAGGGACACCTCCCCAATGGTGTTGAAATTTAAAGTGAAAATCCTGCGAAGGTTTCTTGTCCAACATCTTGTTTGATACCACCTACTATGTAGGATTCGATCTCGGTCTCTTGTGGAGCATTCTGCTGACCCTTACTATTCAACCAATGGTTAGTCCATGGTAGTGGGTTAGTGCTGAGTGGCACATCAAATACAGGTGTCAAACCTATCGCTTTCATACGACGGTTGGCAGTCCATTCGACATACTGACATAGCAATCTCTCATTCAAACCGATGATGCTACCTTGAGAAAATAGATAGGTTGCCCAATCTTTCTCCTCTTCTACAGCATCAACAAACATTTGTGTGATGTTTTCTTTTTCTTCTCTTGCAATTTGTTGCATCTCTGGATCGTCACCTTGATCCCATTTCTTTAGAATCTTTTGAGTGATGTTTAGATGTTGTGATTCGTCTCTAGCAATCAATGCAATGATCTTTGCTGATCCTTCCATGAGTTTTAACTCACCGAAAGCGAAAGAGCATGCGAATGAAACATAGAAACGTATTCCTTCAAGGATATTGACGTTAGCAATAGCCCTGTAAAGTCTTCTCTTTAGGTCATGCAGTGTCCACTGTGAAGTAGGTGAGTCTTTCCAACCTGGCTTCCACATGTTACCTTCTGCATATTCTCCTACTGCGTCAAGGAAGTCATCATATGCTTTAGTTACCGACTTCGCTCTAGCTAAAATTTTCTCGTCATCTAATACAGTATCAAAGACCTCTGATGGATCTGCATATACATTCTTTATAATGTGTGTATAAGATCTACTATGGATTTGCTCCATGAAATTCCATACACCGATAGCACCTTCTAATTCGGGCAATGAACAGTAAGGGGCGAATGCCATGCCAGGTCCTCTGCCTTGCACACTATCAAGGAGGATCTGATATTTAAGGTTAGAAGTATAAATATGCTTCTGTTGATCGTTTAGTGTTTTGTAGTCAGACCTATCTTTCTGTAGTGAGACCTCCTCTGGTCTCCAAAAAAATCCTAGTTGAGACTGTGTAAGTCTTTCAAAGTCTGGGTATTTGTATTCATCATATCTCTGCATCCCTAAGGGTGCTCCGAAAAACATTGGTTGTTTCTTAGTATCCACTTGGTTACTATTGAAAACGGTTATAGACATTTAGATTCCTTAGGTTGTGGTTATACATTACATGCGTCACATTCTGCCTCGTCGCCAGACAGAATATCATTGATAAGATTTTCTACTGCTGCTTTATTCTCTGTTTCTTCTGTATCTTTTTTATTATCGTATGTATTTTGATAGTATGAGGTCTTCCAACCATATTTGTATGTGTTTAACAAATCCATAGAGAATACTGACATAGGAATCTCATTGTTAGGATAATTCTCTGGATTGTATGACCAGTTACCACTGATCGCTTGATCAAAAAACTTCTGCATAACCGCAACAACCTTGATGTAACCCTCATTGGATGGCATATCCCACAAGAGTGTGTAGTTATTTTTTAATGTGTTGTATTGCGGAACAATCTGCTTAAGAGGTCCTTTCTTCGATTTCTTAACGGACAGGTAGTCTCTAGGTGGCTCGATTCCATTGGTTGCGTTTGACACAACGGAGCTGCTCTCCGAAGGCATTTGTGCGGACAGAGTGCTGTGCCTGAGTCCGAATTTCTGTATGTCATCCCTAAGAGAATTCCAATCATGTTGGTATGCTACCGAGGTAATGTTGTCTACGTCCTTCTTATATGTATCGATCGGAAGAATTCCATCATGATACTTTGTCACCGAGAAATTACCACAAGGTCCTCTCTCTTTTGAGAGTTGATTTGATGCCTTCAATAGGTAGTATTGGAATGATTCTGTCAACTCATGGACAAGATCATAAGCACCTTGATCATTATACTTGACACCCTGTTTAGCAAGGTAATGTGCTAGTCCAATATAACCTATACCTAGTGAGCGACGTGCAATAGTAGAGTCCTCTGCTGCCTTGACAGGATACTCTTGATAATCAATCAACTCTTCAAGACCACGGACTGCAAGGTCACATAGATTCTCCAACTCACTAGTCTTTGTAATCTTACCTACGTTGATAGCAGATAGGATACACAAAGCAATCTCACCTTGTCCTTGTAAGGACTGGATAGGATCTGTGGGTAGAGTAATCTCTTGACATAGGTTACTCATATTCACCTTGTCTTTGAAAGATGAATGTGTATTACAGTGATCGATATTCATCAAGTATATACGTCCTGTCTCTGCTCTCTCTTTGAGCATAGCAAGGATCAAGTCCTGAGCAGGGACAACAGTCTTCGGAATCGATTCATCAGATTCATAACGTGTATAGAGATCATCAAACTTGTCAGTGCCAAAAGCATCGTACAAACCTGGTGTATCGTGAGGTGAGAATAGTGTGATGTTTCCACTG